TAAGAAGAATTTTACACTACTACATAGTGGTGAGAGGATTAAAATATACACAAATGAGAAGTTTCCTTATAGCATAATCAAAATTGGAATGTAACCATGCACATCGAAGACATCGCACAATTTAAGTTCAGCAGTGGGCAAGAGATTGTTTGTGAAGTTATGGAATGGCCTGATGATGGTGAGAAAGATATTATTGTTCGCAATGCGATGGCAATCGTTATGGGTGAAACTTCTGACGGTGATCGCATTTACATGTTCAAACCATGGGTACATTTTTTCGCAAAAAACGATGAGTATATCTGTGTGAATTCATTTCACATTGTAAGCCAAAATCGCCCCAATGAAAATCTTATCAAAGAATACGTTTACGCAGTAAAAGAAATGCATGAACAAGCAAGAGAGCGTGACGAAGATTATTTGAATGATGAGAGAGAAAAGCTAAAGAAGTTACAAGGTGCGCTGAATCTATTTACAAAGACAACTATTCAGCATGATAGTGCAGAGTCAAATGTAGTACGCTTCCCTCGCAAAGATGATACTGTCCATTAGTATTCTCTGTTCCCTGGCGCGTGGAGTTTTATTTTAGCATAGATTTTTTGATTTGTCAATATGTTTTTGATTTTAATTTTAGTTTATAATGTAAACCGAAAGTTGACTAATGAGTGATATTATGAAAGAAGAAAAGCCACACTATGTAAACAATGCGCAGTTTTCTCAAGCTGTTGTCAACTATGTTGAGCATGCAAACCGAGAAGTTGCTGCAGGGCGTGACAAGCCCATCATACCAGATTATGTTGCTATGTGTTTTCTGCGCATCGCAGAGGGATTATCACACAAAGCAAATTTCGTGCGCTATACTTATCGCGAAGAGATGGTCATGGACGCTGTAGAAAACTGCCTCAAAGCCATCGAAAACTATAATGTTGAGACAGCGACGCGCACAGGCAAACCCAACGCATTTGCATACTTCACTCAGATTGCGTGGTACGCTTTTCTTCGTCGCATCGAAAAAGAAAAGAAGCAGCAAGATGTCAAGCTGAAGTTCATTGCAGAAGCAGGTATTGAACACTTCTTTGATACTTCTTCGCCCGAAGACTTCGATGATGCGTCTGCACTCCCGTTCCTTGATGAGTTACGAGGGCGCATTGATCTTGTCAAAGAAAATGATCGTACATTCAAAGAATACTACAAGAAAGAGAAGCGCCGGCGTAGAGCAAAAGTCGATTCTGATCTATCGGAATTTCTTGAAGATTGATATAGGTTTGTGTATAATATACAACAAACTATAATCATAGGATTATTATGAAAGTAGCAATTTTGAATGATACGCATTGCGGCATTCGCAATTCGGCTGAGATTATGATGCATTATCAAGAGCGCTTCTATTCTGAAGTGTTCTTTCCTCATCTGCTTGAGAATGGCATCACTAAGATTCTACACCTTGGCGATTATTATGACAATCGCAAGTTCATCAACTTCAAAGCGCTAGAACACAATCGCAAAATCTTTTTAGAAAAACTGCGCAAACATAAGATTCACATGGATATCATTCCCGGTAACCATGATGTTTTCTATAAGAATACCAATGATCTAAATGCTTTGAAAGAACTGCTCGGTCACTACATGGCAGAAGTTCGCATCATTGAGAAGCCTACTGTCGTACAGTATGATGGCATGGACATGGCGCTTGTGCCGTGGATCAATGATGAGAATGAAAAAGAAACATATGAGTTTCTGTCTAAGTGCAAAGCATCGATTGTTGGTGCGCACCTTGAGCTAGAAGGTTTTGAAATGCAGGCTGGTATTCCGTGTACGCACGGTATGAGTTCTGATATTTTCAAGCGATTCGATATGGTGTTGACCGGTCACTTCCATTCGAAGTCGAACATGGGCAACATTCACTATCTTGGTTCGCAGATGGAGTTTTTCTGGTCAGATGCACACGAACCAAAATATTTTCATGTGCTTGATACAGACACTCGCGAACTGACTGCAGTTCACAATCCCATCACATTGTTTCAGCGACTCTATTACGATGACACCGTAGAGAAAGCTGAGTATAAGTATCGCACTGGGCAGTTACCTGATATCACTGACAAGTTTGTAAAAGTCGTGGTCGTGAATAAGTCGAACCCTAAACTGTTCGATCACTGGCTTGATCGTATTCAATCGAAGCGCATTCACGAGCTTAAAATTGCTGAGAACTTCGAAGAGTTTGTCGGTGCATCAGTTGAAGACGACAAAGTTTCTGTTGAATCGACAGAGCAACTTCTGGCTAGTTATATTGATGCTGTTGAAACTTCTCTAGACAAAGCGCGCATCAAGAACATGATGCATGAATTAATGATTGAAGCACAGACAATGGATATTGTATGACTTGGTATGATTCTAGATTTTCAGAACCTAAAATGTCAGAAGAAGAGTTTCGATTTCTTACAGCAAACTTTTCTAAAGATGATGTCGTTATTGAATACGGCAGCGGATTCTCAACGCCTAATCTAGCACCTCTTGTGGGCGAATTGTGGACTGTGGATCATCATGAGCAGTGGTATAACAAGGTAAAAGACATGTGTTCTGGTTTTACTAATGTCAGACACATACATGTACCTTTCGACGCGCCACGCCGTCCACCAGCCGCCTGGCGGCACAATCCAGACGCTAAGTACGGATTTCCTACGCCCTTTGAGTGTGTCAAATCTTATTCAACCTGGATACTGACTCAAGGGCAGAAGTTTGATAAAGTGTTTCTTGATGGTCGAGGAAGACAGTGGGTGGCGCAGACGATCATCAATAATCTCAAAGAAGATCATGAACTGTTTGTGCATGACTACATCGACCGCAAAAGATACTTTACAATTGAACGCTTCTATGATAAGATAGAGGTCGTTGGTTCTATGGCAAAGTTTAAGTGTAAAATATGATTGTATTTAAAAATCTGCGGTACCGTAACTTTCTAAGTACGGGTGATAACTTCACAGAGATTGCATTGAACAAGTCTCGCTCTACTCTGATCGTGGGTCAGAATGGTGCGGGCAAGTCAACTATGCTTGACGCGCTATCGTTCGCGCTGTTTGGCAAAGCACACCGCAACATCAATAAGAACCAGTTGATCAACTCTATCAACAACAAAGCTATGCTTGTCGAAGTAGAGTTTGACATTGGTCCTGCTTCGTATAAGATTGTGCGTGGTGTGAAGCCCAACAAGTTTGAGATTTGGAAAGATGGTAATCTGATTAATCAGGATAGCCACAATAAAGAATATCAGAAGGTTTTAGAGCAGAACATTTTAAAACTAAATCACAAATCGTTTCACCAGATTGTTGTGCTGGGTAGCAGCAGTTTCATTCCGTTCATGCAGTTACCTGCACAGCACCGTCGCGAAGTGATCGAAGACTTGCTAGACATCAATGTATTCTCTAAGATGAATCAGATTCTCAAAGAGAAAGCATCGGTGCTCAAGGAGAATCTAAAACAAAATGAACACTCTATCGAACTTGTCGAAACAAGACTCCTCTCTCAATCTAAGTATCTCCGTGACATACAAGCGATCAATACGAGGCCGCGAGAAGAAAAGAGATCCGAAATTACCGCCGCTCAAGAGGAGTGCTCGGCGCTCAGTGCTGAGGTTGAAATCTTGGAACGACAAATACACTTACTTCTTCCGAGTGCCGAGTCTGCACTCAATTCAGCGCGAAGACAAATCGAAAAAATCAAGGAATATGAAACATCTTTTAAAACAAAAGCAAAGTCTATTGCGAAAGAAGTCAAGTTTTTTGCGGAGAATACGGATTGCCCTACCTGTGGGCAGCATATCGAGGATTCGCTTCGTAAAGGGAAAACTGATCTGGGCACCGAGAAAGCAAAAGAACTTAACGAAGCCATCGCCAAAGCAAGTGATGCGAAACGCGCTCTGGAAGACTCGGAGCGCGACGCGCTCTCTGAGCTCCAGCAAGTATCTGATTGGCAAAATCAGGTATTGGTAAAGAATCAGGTCATTTCTAGATTGCAGAGCAGCGTGACAAAACTGCAGAAAGAAATCGAAGAAATGAACAACACCGGCAGTGATCTTGAAGAAGCACAGCGTCAGTTGCAACAACTGCAAGAAGAGAAGAACAATCTTTTTGAAGCAAAGCACGAACAAAACGAGCAGTTTTCTTATCATACAATTTGCTTTGAGTTGCTGAAAGATACAGGTATCAAGACAAAAATCATCAAGCAGTATCTGCCGGTGATCAATAATCTTGTGAACAAGTACCTACAAGTGCTAGACTTCTATGTGTCGTTTCATCTGGACGATACTTTCAAAGAGTCTATTCGCTCGCGCTATCGCGATGAATTTTCATACGACTCGTTTAGCGAAGGTGAAAAGCAGCGTATCGATCTTGCGCTACTGTTTACATGGCGCATGGTTGCCAAGATGAAGAATAGCATTGCGACCAATCTGCTGATTCTTGATGAAACTTTTGATAGCAGCCTAGACGCTGATGGTGTGGACAATCTGACAAAAATTCTTGAAACTCTGGACGACGATACTCGCGTCTTTATTATTTCTCACAAGGGAGACTTGCTTGACGGTAAATTTGATGATAAGATAGAATTTGTGAAACACAAAAACTTTAGCAAGATTGCTTGACTTTATGGGTACTTCGTGATACCTTATCTACACTTTATGTAACTTGAAGGGTACATTATTATGGAACTATCTGAAAAAGCGTCGACCGTTCTCAAGAACTTTGCGACGATCAATCCCAACATTGTACTTACCGAAGGCAACACTATCAAGACCATCTCGGAAGCAAAGAATGTCCTTGCTACTGCGACTCTTGATGTTGAGTTTCCAAAGACTGTTGGTGTCTATGACCTGAACGAGTTTCTGAGCGTTCTGTCTCTGATCGACAGCCCTACGCTGTCTTTCTCGGACGACAACTTTGTGACGATTAGCGATTCGTCTCTGCGCACTAAGGTCAAGTACTTTTATTCTGATATAAGTATGCTTACTGTCCCTAGCAAAGACATTGTAATGCCCGAAGCTGAAGTGACTTTTACTCTTGATCGTGATACACTTTCGCGCGTCAAGCGAGCCGCTTCTGTTCTTGGTCATACTGAAATGTCTCTGTCCGTGGTTGATGGGGCACTAGAACTGCGTGTCATTGATCATAATGATCCTACTTCGAATGCATATTCGACTCTGGTTCAAGGCACGTTTAAAAATCCAAACTTCAATTTTGTTTTCAACATTTCAAACTTGAAGATGGTAGAAGGCGATTATCAAGTTGATATTTCGTCGAAGCTGATTTCTCAGTTCACTAATGAATCTGCAGGAATCAAATACTGGGTTGCACTTGAAAAAAACAGCACATACGGAGAATAAATTATGGCTAATACCAATGAGCAACTGATGGACCTGGCAAATCGTGTAACGCGAAGCACCGTTGCTGTGATCGACACCGTGACTGGTCGTGGTGGTTTTCGTGGCGAAGAGCTTTCTACGATTGGTCAACTTCGCGACCAGTGCATTGCGCTGATCCAGCTTGTCGAGCAACTTCAGTCTGAAGCTGAATCTGAGTCGTAAGTTTGATATAATCTACTCCAATGAAACGCATATGGACTGTATGGAAATATGCTATTGGCAGTTATAGCGACGAGAAAACTGCCGACTATGATGATGTAGTTGCGATTATTCGATCAGTATTTGTGACTGTGAACTTTGTGACATGTTTCTTTATCATGTCCAATATCATTCACAACTGGTAATCTTTATTATGTGGAGTAAATTATGTCAAACGATTTTCTGTGGGTCGAGAAGTATCGCCCGCGCAAGGTAGAAGATACTATTCTACCGAAGCCTCTCAAAGAAGTCTTTACCAAGATCGTGCAGTCTGGTGAATTGCCTAACATGCTTTTCACTGGCACTGCAGGTCTTGGCAAGACTACGGTCGCGCGAGCATTGTGTGACGAGCTAGGCTATGATTACATTGTGATCAATGGCTCTGAAGAGGGTAACATTGATACTTTGCGAGGCAAGATCAAGCGCTTCGCTTCTACTGTTTCTCTCAGTGGTGATTTGAAGGTTGTCATTCTAGACGAAGCAGACTATCTAAATCCGCAATCGACTCAGCCTGCTCTTCGTGGTTTTATCGAAGAGTTTTCGAACAACTGTCGATTCATTCTGACTTGCAACTTCAAGAATCGTATCATCGAACCACTGCACTCTCGCTGTGGCGTGTACGAGTTTAATACGACCAAGAAAGAAATGCAGACTCTTTGCGCAGATTTCTTTGTGCGTCTTATTCATATTCTTGAATCCGAAGATGTGACTTTCAATAAAGACTTGATTGCTCAGTTGATCATGAAGCATGCTCCTGACTGGCGCCGTGTGATCAATGAGTGTCAGCGCTACTCTATTGGCGGGCAACTAGAAACTACAGTTCTCAACAATGACGTTTCCGGTAACTATAGCATCCTTTTCAAGGCTCTGAAAGACAAAGACTTCAAGAAGATGCGAAGCTGGGTTGCCCAGAATGTTGATATTGATGTGTCGTCAATCTTCCGCGAACTTTATGATAACATGTATGATCATGTCGAACCAAGTTCGATCCCTCAGTTGGTTCTGATTCTTGCAGATTATCAATACAAGAATGCGTTCGTGGCTGATCATGAACTAAATGTTGTTGCGTGTATGACCGAAGTCATGGCAAATGTGAGCTTCAAGTAATGAATCCATTTGACTATGTAAACGCGATTAATTACGACAAGAAAGACATCATGGATGACGATTTGAAAGAGAAAGCTTACAACTCTTTTCTGACAAATCGTTCTCTGTCATACTTTCCTGATACCGTTGCCGCATCTAATGTGATGAATCAATACCATCACCTTGATAAAAAGTTACAATTCCATTTTTTACTAAATACAGTAAGAAAGCGAAAGCGATTCTCTAAATGGGAAAAGCCTCAGACTTTCGATGACGTGGAAGCGGTAAAGGAGTATTATGGATACAGCAACGAAAAAGCCCGTTCTGCTTTATCTCTCCTTTCACCAGATCAACTAGTAGAAATAAAAAGAAGGATCTACAAAGGTGGAAGAAAGTAGATTTTTGATATCAGAGCTTAGTATATTATGAAAATAACAGTTTGTGATACACCATGGAAACATTGGATAATTGATGATTTTCTAGATGAAAATCTCTTCTATCTAATCAAAGAAACTCTCACTGATTTTCCAAAAGCAGAGGAAAATAACAGAGTACATTTCTTCTTTGATGATCATGGCTGCACAACAATTCATGAAAAGCTTAGAGACAGGTATCTAGAATTTACAAACACCCTTGGTGAAGATTTTACGCGGAAGACAATTAAAACTGAATACCTCAATGTGGGAAAAGGTTTTAGTTATCCAACTCATCGTGATGCGGTGTGTAAAATATTTACGGTCGTTCTTTATATTTCTGATTTTGGTAGTGGTACTAAAATATATTCCAGTGAAACTGATTTCTATAAAGAAGTTGAATGGAAACCAAATAGAGCATTAGGATTTTATCGATCAGATGACTCTTGGCATTCTTATTACTCTAACGAAAATGACAGAACTACAATTAATATATTTTCACAATAGAGTCGAGAAATAAAAAGAAGGATCTATAAAGGTGGAAGAAAATAAAATTTGGAAGCCAGCAGATATGCTGGAAGTGACTTTGACACAACCTGATGACTTCCTCAAAGTTCGCGAAACATTGACTAGAATGGGCGTCGCATCGCGTCGCGAGAATAAACTATTTCAGTCCTGCCATATTCTACACAAGCAGGGGCGATACTTTATTGTTCATTTTAAAGAGTTGTTTCTGCTTGATGGTAAGAAGTCGAATCTAGAAGAAGCTGATATTCTTCGTCGCAATACGATTGCTACACTGCTTGCAGATTGGGGGCTGGTGCAGATTGTAGACAAAGCGCAAGTTGCTGAATGCGCGCCGTTGCGTCAAGTCAAGATTATTTCTCATAAAGAAAAAGACCAGTGGGAACTTTGCCCGAAATATAATATCGGCAATAAGTCTTGACATTGTAAGTCATATAGTGTATAAATAGATGTGCGATGCGAATGGTTCGGTCGCACTTCAATCTTGCTTAATTTAAGGAGATACACTCATGACTACTCATGATCTCGCGCCTTTTGGTGCTGCTCTACCTCGTTTTGTTGGCTTCGACAATCTGTTCCGCGATATGGAACTGTTGACCAAAACCACGAATCAGCAAAACTATCCTCCCCATAATATCGTCAAGTACGACGATGAAACTTATCAACTTGAAATCGCTACTGCGGGCTTTGCGAAAGACGAACTGAAAGTCGAGCATCACAACACTGATCTATTAATCAGTGGTGAGCAACACGGCGCGCGTGATGATGAGCCTCTGACCTTTATTCACAAAGGCATTTCGTCTAAGAAGTTTCGTAAAGCATTCAAGATTGCAGAGCATATGAATGTTATCAGCGCGTCTTATACTGACGGTGTTTTGTATGTTCTTCTGAAACTTGAATTGCCTGAAGAGAAAAAGCCAAGAGTGGTTTCGATTCAGTAGTAAACACATGGGTTCGCGGGCACCCTAAGCCCGCATCATCAATAGGAGGCAAACATGGTTAAATTTATCGGCGACAAAGTAAAATACTTGTTCATGGGCTTCACTCACGAGCAAGCAGGTTGGGTTACGATTGCGACGATTTCTGTTCTGGTACTTCTTGCTATTGTATAAAATAAGTGATATCATTATAAGATGAAATTCTATACTAATGTTCTTCGTTATGGTAACAAAATCCTATATCGCGGCTACGAAGATGGCGTAGCAGTCGCGCGCAAAATTCCTTATGGACCAACTCTGTTTGTAGAGAGCCCAAAGGCTACAGGCAAGTATCACACACTCTTTGGTAAAGCTGTCGAGCCCATGAAGTTCGATAGCATGACCGAAGCTGCGGATTTCATGAAGCAGTACGAAGGTGTGCCTAACTTCTCTGTCCACGGGCAGACAAACTATGTCACTCAGTTTATTGGCGAGGCGTTTCCTCGTGATATCAAATTTAATCGTGATCAGATTAATGTCTGCACGATTGACATCGAGGTCGCTTCTGACGCTGGCTTTCCAAAGCCAAACGAAGCAAAGCATCCTGTAATCTCAATTGCCGTCAAGTCGAACCAGTCGATGCTCTATCATGTATGGGGCATGGGTGAGTACGATCCGACTCTGAACGATCACCACATTCAATACTATCACTGTTCTGACGAAGAGAATCTGCTGCAGTCATTCATGTTCTGGTGGGCAAAGAACTATCCCGATGTGCTGACTGGCTGGAACAGCAAGATGTTCGATATTCCATATCTGGTCAATCGGGCTCAGCAAGTACTAGGCTTTGAGGCGATCAAGAAGTTCTCTCCGTGGGGGCTCGTGCGCGAGCGCGAGATTCGTATGATCAACGGCACTGAGATTGCATACGATCTTGAAGGTATCTCACAGCTAGACTATCTGGATCTTTTCAAAAAGTTTGGCAAGCAGACTTGGGGCGAGCAAGAATCATATAAACTTGACCACATTGCACATGTTGTGCTAGGTGAGCGCAAGCTATCGTATGACGAATACGGTTCGCTACATTCTCTGTACAAGCATGATTTTCAAAAGTTTATTGACTATAACATCAAAGACGTTGAGCTTGTTGATCGTTTCGAAGAGAAGATGGGGCTTATTTCTCTAGCAATGACCATGGCGTATCAAGCCAAGACAAACTATCAAGAGACATTTGGCACGACCGCCATTTGGGATTCGATCATCTACAACCAGTTGATTCAGAAGAATATTGTGATTCCTGGCAAGCCGCCTATTGATCACGATGCTGGTAAGATTGTTGGTGGTTATGTAAAAGACCCGATGGTCGGTGCGCATGACTGGGTGCTTTCGTTCGATCTAAACTCACTGTATCCGAACATCATCGTGCAATATAATATGTCGCCCGAGACGATGTGCTACGAAGAGAATGCGGACACAACTAAGTGCGCAAATGGTGCTATGTTCCGAAAAGATTTCGAAGGCATTATTCCAAATGTCATTCGTAAATTCTATGACGACCGTGTAAGCATCAAGCGAAGCATGCTTGACGCTAAGCAGCAGTACGAGAACGCACCCACAAAGAAACTTGAGAATGAAATTGCTACGCTAGACAATCAGCAGATGGCAATCAAGATTCTCATGAACAGTCTCTATGGTGCGCTAGCGAACAAATACTTTCGTTACTTCGATCAGAAGATTGCAGAAGGTGTGACCACAAACGGTCAGCGCGCTATCAAGGTTGCAGAGGCTGCGGTGAATGCAGAAATGCAAGAGATTCTTGGTACCAAAGACGACTATGTGATTGCAATCGATACCGATTCGGTATACATTAACTTCGCACCGCTGGTTGCTCTGCACAAGCCTGCCAATCCTGTTAACTTTCTGAGTAAAGTCGCAGAACACTTTGAGCAAAAGATTGCGAATGCATATGCAAAGCTAGCAGAAGATACCAACGCATACGAGAATCGTATGGTGATGAAGCGAGAAGCAATTGCTGATCGTGGCATTTGGATGGCGAAGAAGCGCTACATTCTGAATGTTCATGATAACGAAGGCGTTCGCTATGCTACGCCTAAACTAAAGATGATGGGCATTGAAGCTGTCAAGTCTAGCACACCACAAGTTGTGCGTGATGTGTTTAAGCAAGTGTTTCGTGTTATTATTGAAGGTACCGAAGCTGATACTCAGAAGTTTATTGCAAACTTCAAGAGTGAGTTCAAGACTCTCGCGCCCGAAGAAATTGCGTTTCCGCGCGGTGTCTCTGAGATTACGAAGTGGAAAGATCGGCACAGTATCTACAGCAAAGGCACTCCGATCCATGTTCGCGGCTCGCTACTCTACAATCACTATATTACTCAACAAGGATTACAGGACAAATACGAGTTGATTCAAGACGGCGAGAAGATTAAGTTTCTTTATCTCAAACAGCCAAATAGAATCAAAGAAAACGTGGTAGCGTTTCCTGGTCAGTTACCTAAAGAGCTAGGGTTGCATAATGCGGTAGATTATGATAATATGTTTGTTAAGACATTCCTTGATCCGCTAGAGCCAATTCTCAATGCAGTTGGTTGGTCAGCAGAACCTAGAGCATCACTTGAAAGTTTCTTTGGATGATATGAAAACTGAACTGACGATTTTCAAGAATCGATTCGATAACAAAACTCACAAGCAAGTCTCCCTGAAGTCATGGTCTGATTTCAAAGACTTGCTTTATTCGCTGTCGAAAATTCCTGAAACAAAAAAGACTGCTTCTCTAATCAGCCCAGCGATATATACTACTGGCACAACCCGTTCAAATGATAATGTTGAATATTGGGGCAAGTGGGCTGCTGTCGATGTAGATGATTTCGACACGGGAGGCTATCCTCTAGATGAGCTACTTGTTTCTAAGTTTCACAATTACAACTATGTTTGTTATTCTACAGCAAGCAGTACAGTCGACCTACCGAAGTTTCGAATCGTCTTCGAACTTACACGCCGAGTTGAGAGAGAAGAAATACGACATTTCTGGCATGCGCTCAATACAGAGCTTGGAGAAATCGGAGATCGACAAACTAAAGATTTATCACGAATGTATTATGTACCTGCGGCGTACATTGACGCTCACAATTTTATCTTTTCTAACACTGGCGAGCCTGTTGATCCTGACTATCTAAAAGCAAAGCATCCATACAAAGAGAAAGAAGGCAACAACTTTCTTGATCGTCTGCCGCCCGAACTACAAGCAGCAGTAATTGAGCATCGTAAGCAAGCGCTAGATAAAACCAACATTTATTGGTCAAGTCATGCTGACTGCCCCTTCTGGCCAAGAATGTTAGCAGCAGAATACAAGACCATTAACGAAACTGGCTGGTATCATAAGATGTATCAAATTATGGTCGCAACTGCTGGTAATGCAATCAAGAGTGGCTATCCAATCACCGCAAAACAAATCGCAGAACTCTGCAGACAATTTGACAATGAAAATGGAATGTGGTATACTAGTCGACCTCTAGAAAAAGAAGCAGACAGAGCCGTCGAGTATGCTTATCGAAACAGCTAGGAGTAAAGTATGAGTGAAGAAGTTGAAATGATTCAAGATGCACAGCCCGAAGCAAAGCCTAAAACAGGTCCTCTTCGTGTAGGTATTGTTGGTAGCAATACTCTAGCGCTCGCTACTGACGTTGCTTTCAATACAAAATCCACAGAGCGAAAGCTTGTGGCAAGTGCAATGGATGTAGATGAACTTATTGAGTGGAAGCCTTCGATTGCATTTATCTGTCTAGATATTCCTCTTCTGGATAATGACACCCTTGACGACGCTGATTTTCTTAATGTGGTAAGCAAGCTTGTCAAGCAGTCTGACTCTGGTATTTGTATTCGTAGCACACTGAACATTGAAACGATCCAGCGTCTTACCATGGCTCTCGGACCTGATGTTTTCAATGCAAAAGTCATCTATATGCCTGAAGTTTCTGACTCTCATAATCTTGGCGAGATTATTTCTTCTGATTATTCGTTAGTTGGCGGTGCAGAAAAAACTCTGCCTGCTTTCATGAAAATCATTCGACACACTTCGCATTTTTCTGCACAGACCATGGTAACTGGTAGCATCTTCGAAGTGGCTTATGCTAAACTATCGATTGCTGGCTTTAAAGCAGTCAAGCAAACATTCTTTAATCAGATGTATGACACAATTCTTGATTGTAAGAATGCAAATCCTGCAATTGTGCGTCGAATGATTGAGAAAGCGCCTGATCTAACTGATCGTAGTGTTATGATTCCAACCTTCATTCGTTCGCAAGTTGACAATGAAGTGAGCTACAAGCAAGCGCGTGGCTATGCAGGTGAGTATCTAAATTCTGATGTGCGAATGCTGGTAGGCATGACTGATAAGCTGCCTATTCTTGATGAGTGTGTTAACTTTAAAAATCTGAAGGATTAATATATGTCTGTAATGAACAAACTAAAAAAGAATTCGAAAGTCAAGTTTACTGCTGTGCTTTCTGATTCTGAGTTTTTTCAAGAGCGTGAGATTACGCGCATGGATGTGCCCATGTTGAATGTCGCTCTGTCTGGCAGTCTTAAAGGTGGCTTGGCCTCTGGTCTGACTGTGCTTGCTGGTCCTTCGAAGCACTTCAAAACTTCTTTTGCGCTCAAGATGGCAGCAGAGTTTCTGAAGTCCGATCCCGA